TTGTAGTAGTTATCAAATTTATCAATGTGAGTTGCGCCTTCAGGGTGTGGTGTGTGATAACGCCTAACCGCTTCATCAATAGCCTGGCGAATGTCGTTACTTGCTAGTTCGCTATTCATAAACCATTTAACTCTAAATCAATGTAAAAATTGAAAGCCCTAGCGAAGCAATGCTTATTACAATTGCCAGATTAAGAAGTCGCCCAGTTTTGCGAGACTCCCTTACGAGCTCTTCAAGCGCTTCTTCACTCATGCCGCATCATCCTCTCGCATTGCTGCGTTAACATGCCGTAGTGCATCACTGTTCCAATCGTGAAGCTGTTGAGATATCAAGCCATAAGCTTCTTCGATTTTTCTAGGCAGTTTTGTTCCCTTAATCTGTAGCCTACGGCATATCTCACTCTTGCTTATCGGTTTAACTTCTTGTTCACGTGTTTCGCGATTAAGGCGCATAACCGGCGATTGTATTTCTTTTATGGCGCAGTTGATTAACCTGGCTAGCGTAATATCAGGAACGTCAATATCTTTTTCTATCATTACCGCCATAACGCCAGCTTTCACGTGCACTCTTGCGCTTCTGTCATCAGCATATAACAGCCTTGCCAGATAATACGCATGCCTATTAAGCTTCTCTTGTGTATCAGGGTGTCGCATCGCCAATGCGCCAGCCACTTCATTTACATCAGGTGCGGTACCACCGAAGTCCATACCGTCAATCTGTTTTGATTTCGTGGTCATTCTTGCTAGTTCTCTGATTGGATGTGCCATTGTTTTACCTTAGCGCACGGCCTATGCCGCTTTCTTTTCAAGTTCTCGAATAGTCCTGTTAAATTCAGCTCTCATGGCCGCTAAATCTTCACAGGTGTAATTTTTTATTTCATGCTGAGAATTGCAGTAATCTATAATTTTCTGCCCCTCCACCTCACCGAACCTTAGTTTTAAGCCCTCTGTGTAGCCGTGCGTCTTTTTTGTGCCAGCAATGTCACCAGAAAGCCCCATATTGCATCGCCTGTTGTGCTGCAAATAGGTGTTCATCGGGTCAAACCTTAGTTCAGGATATGCACCGCGGCTTTTGTAGTGACCGCAGCACCATTGGTCATTGCCTAATGGGTTTCCGCAACTGATACAGGTTGGCTCTAGGCCTCGTGAATAAAACCAATCTAGCTCTTGCAGTACACGCATTTTGTTGAATGCTTTTTGGGTCATGTCTCTTTGGTGGCTGATATCGTTCAGCTTCACCTTGCGCTTTCTTTCATTGAAAGCCTTTCGCTCAATTTGCTTCCCCTTTTTAGCTAGTTTAGAAACGTTAGCCGCCGCCCATTCCGCAAAGCACTCTTGGTTACAGAAGGCTTTTAGCTGTCTTAGTAGCATCGACTCTTGTGGGCCTTTCTTTTTGCAGTGTGAGCAACGTCTATTTTTCACCAGTCCAACCTCTTGGCTGCTTCATATACTCTTTTTTTAGCTTGCTCTCGCCTTTCATTCTTTGTTGTTTCTTCAGCCTCTTTGAAAATAGGCTTTAAGGCTCTGGATGAATCCCTTTTATCTTGCTCACAGCTAAAGCAGCGAATTGAAAGATGGTTACCGTGCTTGCAATATGGATCATTCACGATTGCGGCCCCTTGTTGTAGCCAAACATATTCCTTGCTAACGAAGACCAGACAAATGATGGATGACGAGGCCATAGGTTCGGCGCGCAGCCTTCACACAAGCAATCAGCGTTAAGGAAAAACTTCTTTGCGCATTCTGTTGCTGAATAGCGCTTAATCTCACCTGGCTCAATCTTCAAGTCGGAAAAATCGCCATCGTGAACCATCCCTGGGTGATACTGCTCTATTGGCTCTTCTCTCACCACTACACGTTTTACGTTAGTGAAATCCCAGCCCCATAAATGCGCAAGCGACCTTGCCTCTGAAACCTTTTTCAAGCTCCCATCTAGCATGCGTACATAACAAACCGTTCTTGTTGGTGTAATCATGTTCTTCCTACACCCTGTTAAATGCGACAATCTCAACATCACCAGGTTTGAAATCCCTAGGAACTTCATTACGTAGCACCGCTACCGCACTACTACGAATTTCTCTCATCAAATTCTCTGGCTCAGCAATTAATGACTTTTGAGTCACTATGCTATGCCACCATGAGTAATGCCCCGAATCGTTGTTATGCGCCACTTTTACCGAAAAAAAGTATTTTCTTTTTATCATTGCTTTATCCCCATATTCTCTTTACAAGGCCAAGGAACGAATACCCCAAGTTTCTCAACCAGTGTTTTATTTAGAATGTCGTAGATAGCTGGATAATCGGTACTGCTTGCGCGTGTAGTTGATTTCTCGCCCATGTAAGACTCTTGCACTGGTTTCCAGAGGTGTTGCTTAACCGCTTCCATCGTCCACGGTATTTCTTGGCGCTTACTCATTTGAAGCACTTGCCTAACGTCCATACCCTTGTCATTAAGCGCGTGTGATACATGAGTAAGCCACACATGAAGCGCATTGTTTTGTAACTGGCTGCGCTGCTTCTCTGTTGTGGTTTGCATCATTAGCCATTTGTTTTGATGCCACTTTTCACGCAATTCTTGTATTGCCGCATCTAGTGACTGTTGACTGTTGATAACGCGGAATTGACCTTTCACGCCTCTAGCTCCTTCCATAACGCATTAAAGTGCTCTTGATCACTTAACGCTATTGCACTGGCATCGCGATACTCTTCATTGATACGGCGAGACTTAGCGAGCTTGTGCAAAGTTGGACTTTTTGTTTCACGCTTAATGCGTAGTGAGCGGTTTTCTAATTGGTGTTGGTTCATGCTGCGCTATCCTCTAAAGCTGCCAATCTTCCGCTGGCTAGATTGAAATACTTTTCGTCTTTTTCTATTCCGATGAAATATCTACCAAGTTTTGCCGCGGCCACACCTGCGGTACCGCTACCCATACAGAAATCAAGAACGGTTTCACCTGCGTTGGTATAAGTCGTTACTAAGTACTCGAGTAAAGCCTTTGGCTTTTGAGTTGGGTGAAGATTTTGCTTTTGCCTATCAGAAGAAAATTTAACTACACTGCGTGGGTACCGCTCTGTTGAGTCGTAAAATGTTTTCTTAACCGCTTTCCCATAACATTCACTGCTAACGTCTTTTATACCCGCCGTTTTTCTGACATGACCAGTAGTTTTAACAGGGTTGTAAGTGGGCAACTCTTTATAGAAAACTAAGATATTTTCATGCGCTTTAAGTGGCATTTTCTTAGCATTAAAGAAACCTGTTGCTGCTGGCTTTTCCCATACCCATTCATGGCGTAGGTATTCAAGCTGCGAATAACCTAGCTTTATGCTGAAAGGTATTTGAGCGAAAAGAACAACTGCAGCGTTTGGCTTGGCAACACGCCAAAGTTCAGGCCAAAGCAATTCAAGATCAATTATCGAATCCCATTTACATTGAGTGGTACCGTAAGGCATGTCTGCACAAATAAAGTCCACGGTACCGTCTTTGATACTTTTAAGGTGCTGCAGGCAATCTCCATGAATTAGATTAATCATGCTGCCACCCCTAACTTGTTAACCTGTCCTTTAGTCATCAATGCTTCACGCGTAACCCACGACACATGGCCGGCTCTTACGCGGTGTGGGTCAAATACGAATATCACTGAGCCTTTGTTATTGCCCTTCTGTGGCACACCGTTTTTTAGGAACGCTAAGCGGCCATCGGTAATAAAGCGGGTTTCACTTGCGTATTTTTGAGCAAGACTGAACCACTTAACTGATGGGTCGCACATAACGAGCATTACTGTCATTCGCCCGTTTAGTTGCGCTTCAATAGCCTTTTCCACCCATGGGGTTATTTTGCTGTAAGGTGGGTTGCACCAAAGAGCACCCATTTCAATTAACCCGGCTCCCGGTATGCGAGACTTAGCATCTTCAGACCAGTTCATAGAAAGCGCATCATCTTCGATAGTCCAATAATCAGGGCACTTAGCTGTTTCATACTCGGCACATACATCAAACCCAAAACAAAACTCTTTATCTAACGCGTTGAACACCTCTGGCGGCGTACTCCATAAATCATTACTCATACCGCACCACCTAAAATGCTTATTGACTCCAAACCAAACGGTAAGCCTCTGGCCTTACGTGACTTCGCAATATCTACCGGTGTGTAGTCGCGAGTAAAACTGGCGCGGTAACGAATAGTTTTGCCATGTTCATTGTGGTCAGCTTCATAGGTAACACCGTTCTTGTTCTGCAAACTCTTCAATGTGTTACTTGGTCTGTTATCGCCAAGGTGTTCAGCTAGTTCTTTAGTAGTTCGCCACTCGCCATTACTGAAAGCGATGGCTTTTTCTATGTTGTTCATTACGCTGCATTCCTTTCGCGAATAGCCATAAAGCTTTTGAAAGCGTTGGTGCGGCGATAGCTCGCCATGTTCGGGCACATATCGAGGTAGCCTTTTTTACGCAGGGCTAGTAAGTGGCCTGCAACGCTATTAGGCTTTACGCCAAAATGCTCGGCGATAACTTCAAACGTAGGAAAGTTGTCATTTTGTTCGATGAACTTTTGAATGAAGTCCATGTAACTGATTTGCTTATCTGTTAGAACTGGGTTCATGCCTGCTTCCTCGCTCTAAAATCTTCTAGCCCTTTTTCAAACTTCTCAAAAGCTGCCTTGTTCTCTAACTTGTGAGCTTGCAAGTCTGCGAGCCCCGCCACGTTATTTGGTAACTCTTCAAGTGGGCGCTTTTCAAATTCTAGGTAGGTGGCAACGAACTTCTTTTGCACCCATTGCAATGAGTCCAACTTCTGTTCGCACATGAACGGCCATCCACCCAAAGCAGTAATAACAGCACCGGTAATAGGATCTTTAAATTTTGGGGTCTCATATTTTCCGCACCCCCTAATGGCAGCGGTAACACGAAGCCATTGCATTTCAGCTTGGCCTTTGAGGTTTTCAATCTGCTCTTTCTCGCTTGTTGATAGGAACCTGATCACATCGGCTGGCTTCGGTTGGAATTGGCCGCGTTCAGGGTCAGAAATATGCTTCGTTAGCGCACGGCATACGTCTGCAATGTCATAAGGTTTTAGCGTTGCCCACCAAATATCCATGAGCTGTTCAGATACGGGCTTGACGCTGTAAATTTCAAAGGTGCCGTGAATAGCACTGGCGAAACGTGAACGGTCTTCAGTCTGCATGTGCTACTCCTTGTTTGCCCAGTTAGACATAACGCGTATGTTTTCTTCGCGTATGCGTTCTTGGTGGCTTTGGTAGGTGCGGTTAGTTTGTGCACTGGTTTTAGGGTAAACCGATTGCCAGCCATTCATGATGGCATCATTGATTAGCTCTTGGGGGGAATGACCGTCAACACGAAGACCGCCTAGTTTTGCAACTAGCAACTCAACTGCGTGAGTAGTCATTGGCTTTTTGATTTTTTTCCTGTAGCTAACGAAAGCATTCAGGCTTTCAAGAGAAACAATCTTCTCGCGCTCTATTGTTTCAATGACAGATTCAGTAATGACAGGTTCTATACTGACAGATTCATGTGAAGATTTTTCATATGGGGTAGTTGAAGTTTTTTCATATGGGGTAGTTGAAGTTTTTTCACTAGGTTCTTTACGTTTTTTCACATGGGTAGTTGAAGTTTTTTCACATGGTTCAGAAGAAGAATTGCCCTCAACTGGTGCACCTTCAGTAATGGTAATTACATATAGATTTGAGGTTTTACCCTTGTCATTAAATCGATTGATTTTTTTGACATAACCAAGGTCTTCAAGCTTCTTGATGTTAGTGATAACCGTCTTCTGTGACACTTCACAATGCTCAGCGATGTTTTTCAAACTTGGCCAGCATTCGCCTTTGTCGTTCGCGTTATCTGCCAACTTTAGAAGGATTAGCTTTGCAGTAGGGCTACCAGCTTTTACGGTCATTGCAGACCACATTAATTTAACGCTCACGAGAAACCTCCTCGAAAGGGAATACATAGAGTTCAAGACCCAAATCAACGCCCAGCCCCATTAACTGCTCAGCTTGTTTGTAATTGATTATCCCTTGGTATTTTGAATTAGTTATCGACATCATTCCTCGGAAGTAATCCAGTGTGAAACCGCGCTTCTTAGAGTTGCATGAGTTGCAAGCTAGCTTTAGGTTTGCTTCGCAATGAGTGCCGCCTTTTGACACCGGAACAACGTGATCAATATGCCAACTGTTTTTGTCTGAGAAATCGACTTCTAAGCCGCAATACTGGCATTTCGAGTTATCGCGCTCAAAAACCGATAATTTCTTTTTAGGTGAAAGCTTTTTACCCATTAGCTGTCACCTCAATCTTGTAATACGTAATTAAATCGCTCATACTTATCCCCGATGTTTATCATCAAAACCCTGCATTTGCTTTCCACGGCTAGCGGGGTTTTTTCGTTTTAGCCCTTAACGTGGGCTAGTCGAAAGCGCCGACCGCATTTGTGCAATCCGCATAACGCTTTGAGAAAGCTTATTGATTACCCATCACACTCAGTGAATGTGAAGTCGTACCGTTGATAACCTAATAAGCCTTTTCAAAACGCCTTGTCTCTCCAAGTGTCACCTTTGTCTTTCGCCGCTAGCTAAGGTCACTAACCATGTCCGAGTAGCCCAACACTCTTATGGCTTCTGCTTCGTTTATCTGAATGTCCTCGCAACACGGAAGAGGATTGCTCAGGCGGTACATTCAGGACGCTTAAAGCGCAACATCAAACGCTTACTGCTAAGGAATTACTTGCTTAATTGCTCTTTCAGTAAATAACCTTCAAGTGCCCAAATTTTGTTTTTGGCGTTATCACGCGCTATCTTTCGCCCTATCTCTGCATCAAAGTTTTCAGGGCTAGCGCATACTGACTCACCAAGCACAGTAAAGCCGTTTTCAAGGGTCAAAAGACAAGCGGTAAATGTGGTGCCGGGGAAAACATGGTATTGCTCTGCTTTGATTTTGTTTTCAATGATTTCAGGTGTTATGCGCGGAGCAGTTAAGCCCTTTTTCTGAATCTCTATTTCAATTTCTTTGTCTTTCATTTCAAACTCACTCTTCATTTTTATATTCGCCGTTGAGCAAATTTCTTTTAAACTGTTCCAGCATGAACAAAATTGATTTAGCGTCTTGGTTAGTCGAGGCCCTTGCATCGAGCAATCCATCTTTGTCGTAGCCGAGAATAAGAACTGACTCGTAAACTCCCTTGGCTTTTTCTAAAACCACATCAGGGTTTCTTGCTGGCTCGCTGTTTAATTCGACTACTTTCATGCTATTAACCTAGGAGCTTGCTCAACAAAAAACTGTTTGCAGCGAAATATGCCAATGCTGCAACTTCAATCAGTAATACAATGGCCGCCGTGCGAAATTGCCAGTCGGTCTTAAACTGGTGCGCAAAGCTTTTGCATTGACGCTTACACCACCAGTAGAACGGCGAGCGCATTACGCGGCTCTCCGCGTTGGTGTATAAGCTGGCTTTGGTTGTGTGCGCTTAGGGTTTATTGGAACTACTTTGCTCATGACCTTTATCCTGTTTGTTTTGAGTTGGAAAAATAACGCTCATGTTGCTTTCGTGAGTTTCGAAAATGGCGTCATCAACCAAGGCGATTGGAATGCCATTAATCTTCACTATCTCACCCGCTTTTAAAGTAAACTGCTTCATTAGCACCCCTCTCGTGTTGCGTTAAATACAAAAATTAAATCAGCGATTGTCAGCACTAAATAGGAAGTCAGCGCGAACATGAAAATTGAACTATCAGAAGCGAAAGCAATTATCATCAGCATGATGAGCAGATTTAACGGGCCAGCTAGGCGCATACACTTTCGGCTAGTGCGTAATGATGAGTACTTTGCGGCAGCTGCTTTAAAAAAATGGCCCATACTTCTTGGTATGCCTGTCGCAATTTTTGCAGCGCTTTTACAAGTCAAGAAAGTTGATAGTGAGATATTGAATTTCATATCACTCCTATTACCCGTAGTTCCTATTGCATACTTTTTGATGGACTCGCATTTCGAAGCCAAGCAAGCTAAGCGGCGTATAGAGCTAAAAGCGAAGCGATTGCAAGACATTGCGCTTTTAAAAAATCGGCAAGCTTGAATTACTTTGCTCATGCTGCTTGCTCCTTACTTATTAGGGACTTTTGAGTCCCTCAAAATCTTTGTTAGTGCCATTGTTGATGGGCAAATGTCGGTTAATACAGATCCAAGACCTTCAAGCATTGCTCGTTGCGCTGCTTCCTCAAGACTCACGCCAAGCTCGTCTGCATGTTTTTGTAGTAGTTCTAATTCTTCGTTACTGAGCTCTATTTTTTCTTCGGTCATTATTGAGGGCCTTAAAAAGTCTTAGATGAACCCTCTTCGGGTTCTTCGTTAATGTTTTAAGCTGCTGTACGCTCTTTGCTTCCAAACGAAACAGACTCTTTTAGGCCACGCATGAAAATGTCACGAACAATTACCGCTTTTTGTCCGCCAGTATTTTTTACCAGCGCTTCAAGCAAGTCATTAACGTCATCATCTAAACGAACTTTGACTTCGTTCTTTTTGATTTTTCTTGGGTCTGCGTACATAGCCTTTATCTCCGTGTTAACTGGCTTTACTAAGTTCGACTTCTTCAACTTTGAGCTTGCCGCCCGTAATTTTTTCAATCTGGTAAGCGCGAAGGAGCGGTATAGTCTCGCCCCATTGGGATACTGCTGCGGGCGCTATATTGATTGCGCTAGCGAGTTTTGAAGCGCTACCGAAGTGCTCAATTGCATCACTCTTTTTCACGTTAAGAACCTTAAAATATGTAAGATTTCTTAAATTTAAACCTTAACATATCTTACGTCAAGCTGTTTTAAGATAACTTAAAATTAAATTGGTGGTTTATGGATACATTTGGAAGTTGCTTAGAACGAGCACGAAAGGCAGCTGGGTTCAAGTCCGCTGGCGCATTTGGTAAAAAGCTTGGCGTTTCCCATGTCACGGTAAGGGCGTGGGAGAAAGATGAATACAAACCCAGTAGCGACAACATTTTTGAGATAGTTAACATACTGGGATCGCATAGCTCGTTGCTTCCACGTGTGCATTACCAAAATAAGCGCGAGAAAAACCAAGTTGATGAGAACGCAGAATTTTATGGTCATATTGACGCCTGGGACAGCGAGACACCACTAGATGAAGATGAAGTAGAGGTTCCTTTTTTCATGGAAATAGAATTAGCAGCAGGGATTGGTGGTGAATATAGTCTAGAAATACAGGGTCCGAAACTGAGGTTTTCAAAGTCTACTTTGCGTAGGTGCGGAGTTGAAGCAAGTGCGGCTGCGTGTGTCAAAGTGTCGGGCAATAGTATGGAGCCAAGACTATTTGACGGTGATGTAGTTGGTGTTAATACGCTTGATAAGCGCATTGTTGATGGCAAAGTGTATGCAATAAATCACTCAGGCCTACTGAGAGTTAAGCGTCTTTATCGAATCCCAGGTGGCGGATTGAGAGTTAATAGCATTAATAGCGCTGAACACCCAGACGAAAAGTACTTTGATAGAGAGCTAGAACAAATCGAGGTAATAGGAAGAGTCTTCTGGCATACGAGCATTTGGGATTAAATTTATGAATATTAGGATATCATCATTACTAAGCGGTTTCGGCGCAATCATCGCTTTCATGTCACTCTTTCCACCTTTCCAGTTTGTGACAGGGCAAGGGGTTAAATTAAATTTAGGTTATGCATTCATATTAACGCCACCACAATACAGGTCGGGGCTAGCTTATGTGGATATTCCAGTTTTATTAACGCAAATATTTTGTGCAGCCTTAATTTTTGGCTCGCTATACTTTGCGGCAACGTTTTCAGAAAACGACATTAACAATACTTAAAAGTTGCGCACATTGCGCCGATAAATCTTTTAAAAATATTTTGGCAGATCACTGTAAAGGAAAATCCAACACGCTACAGACGCACAAAAGAACACCACTCGCCCTGAAAATGTCTTAAAATCACCATAGCTTAAATTGAACGTTTGTTTGAAATATATATCTGAACTTCTTTTCTCATCCAAGGTTTTCCATTTATCTCGCTGCAAATAAAGCACTAGCACACACACTGAAGCAGGATACTCTTCATTCATATCCAAAAATGAGCAGAGATACCAAAAGCCACACGAAAGCGCTAGAACGCAAGCAAGCCAAACTAGAAACCCCTTATACCGAAGTAATACAACCTTTCTAGTAAGCGTGTAGATAGAATTATAAAAATATGTAATGAACAAAACTTTAACTAGTGCACCAATCGCTTCGCTGAACGTCACAAATCCCCTTCCTTTTTATCTGCATCCTTGATGATTCCATAAAATAATTTAAGTTATCTTACATTTTTGTTTGACTTTAAATTTAAGTTATCTTACATTTTGAGCATACGGTAATCGATTGGATAAAAAACATGACCTCAACATACGTAGATTTATTTGAGTTTCAGAAAAACCTAATTGTTGCTCGACTTACAAAAAACGTGATGGACGGTAAAACGTACACGTGGTCTGTGTCGGGAAACATTATTCAGCCAGTTGCTGTGTGCTTGGATGAACAATCTGATATTCCAGTAACCCTCCCTAAAGAAGTTGAACGCGCTTTGCGCAGTGCGCTTGAAGCCTTCAATCGTGCGCCTAACGGTTACCACATTGATGACTTTCTCTACAACGTAGAAGGTAAAGCCGCATGAATACCAAATTCAATATTTTCTTAAAGCCAGGCACCACCGTTTCAATTAACGGCAAAGAGTTTGATGACCGTATGTGCATTATTACCGAACAATCTATTGACGTTATTCGCAATGCTATTGGTGACTCAGTTCAGCAAGTTATAGGTGAACGCGACTTCCAGCCGCAGGCACACGCGCACCGCTTTGATAGATACACCTATCTGCCAAAGCTGACTTCTACTTGCGAAGTTAATGTTTATGAAGGTGAGTTATCGCCAGCGGAACAGCGAGTTTACGACTTAATTGTTGTCGGTATGAGTCAACAACAAATCGCTGACAAACTTTGCTTGTCGCTACAAACCATCAAGTTTCACACCACTGCGATCAGCAGAAAGAAAGGCGTTAATTCAACGCGTGAAATCATTGCCCTGCACTACATGGGTCGTGACAAGTTTATGGAAGTGAGGAAAGCAGCATGAGCACGTTTTTATTTGTAATTGGATTGTTTTTTTTGATGGGCGCTTTTGCGTTCTTAGTTGGCGCTTTCATTCGCACTGGCCAAGGCGAGCGTGACGAAGAATGAACCTGGTATTCACGCTTATTGCGATAGCACTAGTGTCGCTCTTCTTTATCGCTGTTATCTCAACGGTAGAAGCAATAAAGAGTATCGATTTTAAGAAGTAAATTTAAAGGAAAAAGACGATGAAACTATTAGATTTTTTGCAGCAAAGAAATATTCCGCATGAGGTTGCTGGTAATAAAGTCCTCGTAAATGACTCTCTTGACCTTTGTGGCACTCAAATCACTGAGCTACCAGAGGGTTTGAATGTAGGTAACTCTCTTGACCTTCGTGGCACTCAAATCACTGAGCTACCAGAGGGTTTGAATGTAGGTGGCTTTCTTGACCTTTGTGGCACTCAAAT